TTTGTAAATGTTTTTGAGGCACCCAACTAACATTAAATCTTCCGTTTGGATTTGGTGTAAACTCTACTTTTGTATCTTGCATTCCGTTTTTCCACGAAAAACTTCCGCGAGTAACAAGAGCATTATATCTAGCTTCTTCATTATAATCAATTTGTTCATAAATTTTAGCTAAATTAAATATACTATTTTTAGTTTCATCTCTAAACGCATGTTCCTCGGTGCGGGGGAACTGTCTATAAAATTCATTTAATGCGTCTTGATCTCCTTTTAATCCTTCAACTTCATTTTCCCAATGCTCGATAACCCCAACATCGATGAATTGCCCATAATTGTCTTTAATCGGTTTTTCTGGCGTATTGAATACAGGTAATCCAAAAGAATCAATGAATCCTTCGAAGTTCCATTCCATAGGTATGAACAAACTATATAGTCCCGAGCGAGTCTGTCCATTGCGATTTCTTTTTGTAACGTCTGAGTCATTATATAGTTTTTTAAAGTTTTCGCCTCCTTTATCTAATGAGTTACTAGTTGAACCCATCATACATTTACCTATAACTCTTGAACCTAATCTTAATGTGGTTTTAGTTACACGCCAGTTGTTTAATATGTTTTCTGGTCTTTCCCATTTGCCGGCCTCATCATGTACAAGTAACGCAAGCTTTTCACCATCGTAACTATTATCACCAGTATTTTTCCAATCAATTGTGGTATCAAGGCCAGCCAGCTCTTCAACTTTTTCATTTACAATTATTTTACGTCTAGTAAATTTACTTGCGGGAACTCTATAAGCCAATTCTGTTTTAGGTCTATCCATCCCGTCTTGTATTGGTTTAAAGAAGAATGGATAATTGACGGATATTGGTACAACCTTGTCGGTAAACATTTTTTTAGCATCAGCCCCGGATTTTGATAAGATACCATATCTAGCGTCCGAGGAGATAGTAGCTTGGTTAACAGTTTCCGATGATGCCATGAATGAAAAGCCACTACGTCTATTTTTGAGGTAGCACATTCCGTAGCATCTTGTATCTGCTTTGCAAGCTTCCCAGAATATAAAGAATAATCTATTTGCTTCTCTAAACTCTGGCTTCCCAACATCAATCTTGGTCCACTGCAAGTACATATAATGAGCGCCAGTGATATAAGTAAGATTATTTTTGTTGTAAAACCAATAGCCTTCATCGCGTTTGGTAAATTCTCTATCAATATAAACATGCCACTTATTTTTAAACTCTGTTGGTAAATCTTTCCAATCAAATATCGTTTTTAATTTTGATAATTGTTTTGGGTATTCTTGTACCTCCCATTTGTTATTTCCTTTACTAATATTTTTTGGTGCAGGTGGTAATGCTATTTTAAGATTTTGGATTTGATATATTTCACCAATTTGACCAGTTTTTGATATAACGATAATATCATTTTCTTTATTGTAGCCATAGTTCCATTTTTTTGATTTATTAAGCCTTTTAATAGTATTAATTTTTACAGGCTCAACTATCTTATATAAAGTTTGTTCGTACATTATTTAGATCTTCTTTCAGCAAACCCCTTAAAGGTGTCATCTTTTTCTTGTACTGTTGTGCCCTCTATCAATGCCTTTTCTTGTTCAATACGATTAAGTATTTCAAAAGCATCGAATATAGCTAGCTTTTTTGTAGCTGCAGCATTTTTTAATCTATCAGCTGATATATCATCATCACTATCTACTATAGGTTCTTTAGCAACTTTAATTAATTCTTCAACTGCCTTTTGCCCAGCTTGGATTATATTCTTCTTCGTTTCCTTGGTATTCATATTTAATTGTAATAAATTTATTCATTATTCTATATAATCTTTCTCCGTTTATAATAAATTCATATTCCATGTTTGGTCTAAATCCAACTAGCTCATTACTACTAAACGTTCCATCAGAGTATTTAACAACACCTATCAAAGGGTTTTCATCTTCTTGGCTAAACTTATTTGTAGATTTTAGCGGCTTTATAAAGCTATAACCTGGCATCGCTTTATTGTTGTATAAATATATTTGATCTTCTGATATTATATATTTGTCT